ATGGATAAAATTCTCAAAATTTTACAGACCGAATACGCTACCGAATACACTTTCGAATACGATATGAGTAACAAAGGTCAGTTCACAAAGCCTAAGATATACGACGCTGGAGGGGATCTCTCCAAGCGCTGGTATATCTATTATTCCTATCGGCACCCACATACAGGAAAGCTCGTTCGGCAAAATCCCATTTACCTAAAAATCAATAGATCTTTCAAAACCCTTTCCCAGAGGCGTACAGTAATCAGGAGGCTCCGTGATATACTGGAGCGCAAGCTCAGAGAGGGATACAATCCTTATGAGGACAAATACACCGAGAACAAGCTCCTCTCCATTCACGAGGCTTTCGATTTGTCCCTGACACATGCTCAGGCTACTATGAAAGAAAGCTCTTTCAAGAACCACCAATATCGTATTCGTACCTTTGAGAAATGGCTCGAACAAAATAATTTCAAAGGGCGAGCTGTTACCGCTATTACCAAAAAAACAGCTACCAATTTCCTTAACGATATTCTCCTTAAGACAAGTCCTAAGAACAGGAATAATACCCGTGCTGCTCTCTCTATCCTGTTCAAGTACTTAGAGGATAACCAGCATGTCCCTAACAATTTCATTTCATCTATTCCAGTACTTAAGACCGATCCACACCGCAATAAAACCTATACCAAGGTACAAGAGGATACCCTCTTCGAATACATTGGCCAACATGATCCACAGCTACTGCTCTTCATCAAGTTCATTAGCTATAACTTTCTGCGCCCTATCGAGGTCTGCCGCCTACAAGTCAAAGATATATCCTTAGAAGAGAAGCGCTTGACCTTCGAGGCAAAGAATAAAGCCAGAAAAACCAAAATCATTCCCGAAATACTCCTCTCCGAACTCCTATACCTCAAGGGAGCAGACCCTAACCATTTCCTTTTTGCCCCCGAGGGCTTAGGTCCTTGGAACACCACGGAGACCAATAAGCGTGATTACTGGAGCAAGCGCTTTAAGAAGGTAAAGGATCATTTTTCACTGGGCGAGGACTACGGGCTCTATTCCTTCCGACATACTTTCATTACCAAACTATACTGTAAGCTCCGCGAGCAGTACCCACCCCTTGAGACCAAGAGCCGCCTAATGCTCATCACAGGACATGCTACTTTTGCAGCCCTTGAGAAGTACCTCCGTGACATCGACGCCGAACTCCCCGAAGACTACTCCCAACTGATCAGTGATTAGTGGTTAGCAACTGACTTCTGACAACTAAAAACTAAAAACTAAGAACTAACAACTAATTATTGTATTCCTCGTAAAATTCCTCGATCTCTTCCAAGTGCTTCTGAGTAATGAAAGACAGCGACAGTATCCGAGAGAATACGAACCTGACTAGCGTTTTTTCTTCCTCATCGAAGAAGGAACTATCCTCTAACAGATCCGGAAACTGAAACAGCCTTTCCTGTATATCCTCCGATTGTGAAATCTTGTTGGCTACTTCGCAGAGCCAGCCAGAGAGCTTTATCCCCAGCTGCTCATTCAGTGGGCGGGGTAGTTTGTTGTCCCTTCTCATAGCGCAGCCCTCCTTTCTTTTTGGTTCTGGGAAATGTAGTAAGCTCCGTAAGCGTGTATCACAGCAATCGGGAATGAGGGGTCAGAAGTAGTACCCGCAGAAGTGGAGACATGCCACTGCCCATCACGATAGGCAAGCAGGAAGTTACACGCGGTATCCTTGAGCAAGCAGTGAAAACATTCCCTTGCGATGACATCCACCACCGCAGGATCGTCCGCAGGTTCGTAATCATCAGGGATTTTTATGCAGCCCGAACTTTGAAGAAATAGCCGATCCGTGCGACCAGCTGTCCACGATATAGCCAATGCTACATGGTGAGAGGTTTGACTTTTCAACATAATATAAAAAAATTGCGGCGTGAGTAGGTGCTGTTGAAAAGTCTGTGTATACAACTTTGCTGCATATTACTATACAGCTACACCCTCACGCCGTGAGTTATTAAAAAAAATGATTTTATACGGATATAGAAATCCACAAACTTTTCAACGCTGCAAAGGTACGACTTTTTTTGAAACCTCCAAATCTTTTTTGAAAAAAAATTTTGCTACCTTACTAAACACTAAAAAAGCCCTGCAAGAAATTGCAGGGCTACTTATAAAGTAAAAAAATCTTATTCCTTACCAATCCTCTTGTGTAGGTAAGGCCTTATCCATATATCTTTTTAAGCGCTCAATCAATGGTTCTATATCATTTTTTATAAATTCTCTTAGTTCATTAGTTACTTTTGTTTTATACTTTTCTCCACCAGCCGCTGATCCTGTAAAAGTAGATAAATATTTTTCATTTGTGATAAGTCCTAAATTATATCCCTTTCCTGTATGAACAAAATTTGTAAAATCATATTTATACTTTCCATCTTTACACATTATTTTGATATCATACATAATCCACCCCTGTCTTCCTGTTCCTCCTACAAAAATTTTACTACTATATCTCATTACACCTCTTCCAAGCAAAATATGATTGTCAGGATCATCTAAAAGAATCACTTCTCGTGGATCTTTATAGGTTTCTGTAAACCAAATTTTTGCATTTGCTTGTAATTGCTTTGCTGACAAAGAAGATTTTACATTAATAACCTCCGTAAATTGATAAGGACTTGGGTCTCCTTCTTGTGCTCTACTAAACCATGTAATTAGTAAGAGAAGAAACAAAATTTTTTTCATCTTGATTTATTTAAAAACACACAGCAAAGATACAAAAAAAATCAAAAGGACAACTTTGGAAAAAATATTTTTTTTAACACCTCCCTCTATTTATGATATAAAAAAATTGTATATTTTTGCACTTATATTTTGCACCTGCAAAATGAGATACAAAAATACATTCTTTTTGTTATTAAATTTGTACAATTGAAAAGAGTAAAAAGTATACAAACTATTCTGAAAAGATATGATACACAAGGAAGTAGCCCTATTCTAATTATGGGTGATGACCTTAACCAATGGGTATGTAAATATAGAGATGTTCAAAAACTTTTCAATGAATTATTAGCTTACGAATTTGCTAAGTTGTGGAATATTTGTATCCCTGAAAGCGCTTTAATTGAGATAGACTATGACAAACATGTACAAAAATTTAGTGAGAAAAAGGGCTTAGATCGAAGATTTTTTGAAAGAGAATGTTTTGGATCCTGCTTTTTAGAGGAAGCTCTTGATGTCAATAAATCTATGTTGGGTAACAAAGAAATCGTTCGGAGAATAAAAAACAAAGATGATTTTTTAAAAATTTCTCTTTTTGACATCTGGCTTTCTAATGAAGATAGAAATTGTGGGAATTACAATCTTTTGCTTAAAACCATTGAAGGAGGAGGAGGATATACCCTTTTCTATATTATTGATAACACCGAAATTTTCAATTCCTCAATGGCTTACACCCAAGGACTTATGGATATAACAGAAGAGGATACCGTTTTAAATTCTGAATTAGCAGTACTTCTATTCAAAAAAGATACTCAGATCGTTAAAAAAATGAATACTCTGTTGAGTCTTTTCCCCTCTTTCGTTGGAAGTTGCAAGAAGGAACTAAGCAATATATATCAACAAATTCCTCAGAAATGGAATATCAATATAAGTGAATATGATCCAAAGATAAACGAACTCTTTTCTAAAAATTGGCTCGATATTTGCGAGAGGAATTTCAGAACATATATACAAACACAAATAATTATTTAACATGAATACTTTACTCTGCCCCATATACCTTTCCTCTAATGCTTTATCTAAAGACAGATTTAGCATAGGACTCATCATGGTAGGTCGTGAGGAAGCTTATTTTAATTATTCAGAGGAAAAATTAAACAAAGTAAAGCACTTATTTACTAATGATTCTTTCCTTGTGGTAAAAAAATATTTAAAGTCTGTTTATAAAAATTTCTATCCTGAACAAGAAAAATCGCTTTTTCCAGAAAATGAATTTTTAAAAACTTGGGCTAACAAGCAATATTTGTCATATCTAAATAAATATACAAATAATTTAGTTTGCTTTGGGGAAACTACCAATGTAGATATTGCTCTTAATGAGGATATTTTTAAAAAATTCTTTGAAATGTATGTCTTTCGTTATCCCTCACAAATAGACAAAGCAAAGGATATAGATATTTTAAAAAAACCTCAGTCTATCGCTTTCTATGAGAGAAATTCCGAAAAGGTAAATATTGATATTGAGATAACTAACAATGACATCGAGGAACTCCTTATAAGTACAAAGGTGAATTTCTTAGGGAAAAATGATGCCCCTTTTGCTGGAAATATGCTCAACTTACAGAATCGCATTCAATCACTGGGGAACAATATCAATAGCTTTATTTCTCTTACTAAGATCTTAGATAATGCCCAAAACAAAAAAGGGAAATATTTCCTTGTAGGAGAGGAACCCTCCAAAGAACTCAAAGAAAATCACAAGCTCTGGCAAGAATTGCGCAATACCAAACTTATAGAATACACGGAGCTTCGGGATATTGATAGAATTTCTGATTATATCACAGAATACGGAATAAACCCTTACTTTGCCGCCTAAAAAAGCCCCCATCTCTGGGGGCTTTTTATTCAGAATTGTAAAAGTGTATTAATTAAACAAACTGAATATCTTGTAATTCTTCAGCTAAGTGGTGTAATTTCTTTTGAATCTTCACGACTGTTTGTTTGCTGGGCTTCCTATATCCTTGCACATATTGGCTTAATTGCGCCTGATTAACCTCTGTCAATCTTTCCAATCCTGCAAAGCTAAATATCTTTGAATAATATTGTAAGAAAGAAGGCAAATCGTACAAAAATTCAAAATCAGCCTCCACAAAGTCTCGTCCTTCTTCTTTATAAATCGCTTTCATATCCTCATAGGAGGCTCTGAAATCTTCCAAAGCCTCTGATACGGTTGCTCCTTCTCCTATGATCCCATAGTTAAGCGTTGTGTCTTCCAAATCAACATAGGCACTATATCCGTCCTCTGTCTTTTCTATAAATACTTTTACTCGTTTCATGTCTGTTTCTTTTTATAAAGGTTAAGAGTCTAACCCCGCGTCTTTTAATATTCTTTTTAAGGTACCCGTAGCTACTTCTTTACTCTTATGGTTGCTCAGTCTGAACTTTTTATTTGTTATAGGACTGTACCATACAGGGTGGCCATTAGCTTGTTTCTCCGTATCGTAGCACCCCGCTTCTTTGAGTCTCTTCTCTAATTCTGAATATTTCATCGTTGCTTAATTAATACCCTGCAAAGATAATGCTATTATTTTTAATAGCAAAATATCTTACTTATTTTTTTACCCTGAAAAAAGTTAAAGTTTCACACTACTAAAAAAAGCCCCCAGAAATGGGGGCTTCTTCAAACTGTAATAATGGTGTTGAAATATTAATCACAGTTCTATACTTAAGAGCTCTTCACCTAACTTATGCAAGCCTTCTTGTAGTTTTTTGCGCTGGGCTTCTCGGGGCTTCTTCAGTCCTACGGAATACTGGTGAATCAACTTTTGATTGATCCCCGTTAGTCGCTCGAAAGCAGGGTTACTTAGGATCCCTTTATAATATTGTAAGAGGCTTTCTGTATCATATTTATAGGTAAGCTCATAGGATACATCGGGGATATTCTCCAATTCTTTCTGTAAGGCAATACTTTCCTCTATTGCTGCCTTTACCTCTTGTACGGTTTCTCCTCCAGCGCTGACCCCTTCCAAGCCCTCAGCATAAGCCCAATAAAAATCCTTGCTGCGCTCAATAATAATTCTAATCTGTCTCATAATCTTCTATCTAACTCCCAACCATTTTGGGCGATTAACCTGTGTAATTCACTCGATTTCATACACTATTCTGATTAATATTTCAACATTGCAAAGGTATATATTTATATACCAATATCCAAACTTTTCCCCAAGTTTTTTACTGCCAAATATGTTAAAGTTTCCCTACCCTCACTAACCACTGTCCGCTCTTAATTCTCTCTTAGCTCCAACCATTAAAGAGCTTATAAACAAAGGCTTCAAGCACAAAACCTCTCTTAATTCTCTCTTACGCTCTCTTATGAGACTACTAAAAAAAGCCCCCAGAGATGGGGGCTTCAGTTGTTAAATTAAATTCAGTCAATGACTACTGAATGCTGTTAGCGGCGCGGCGAATACGTTCGGAAATATCCAACAAGGCGCCTTGTAGTTGTATTTTTTCTGCTTCGGTAAAGCCACCCTCGCCACCATTGCCATCGCGACCATGGAGCTTGTTGTAAATCCATGAAGAGGACTTCCCAAAATAATCGTGTGCGATTTGTCGCCAAGAGACATCTATAGAGATGTCGTCCAATTGTTGCATCATCGTGATACGTTCCTGTTTTTGTACTGTTATTGCCATAGTATGAATATTTGTTGAAAGTAAGCCCTCTTGGGAGGGCTTACTGTTAGTCTCTGTCAAGTAGGTCATCTAAGAGCTCCTGAATGTAACGAATTAATGATTTTGATCCGTTAGGGTAAGCCTTTTTGTAGTTTCGGATAGCTTGAATAAGCTCCCACTCTTTGTCTGTAAGCTCGCGGCTTTGAGTTTCTTGATTTGTCATAAACTATTATTTAATTTAACACCGCAAAGATACTGCGAATATTCGCAATATCCAAACTTTTCTACAAGTTTTTTACTCTTAAATATGTTAAAGTTTTCCTCCCTTCTCTAACCGCTGACTACTGACCACTAATCACTAACAAGTTAGGAACGTATCCTCCCAGTCTGCGGGATTGACTACCAGCGGCGCCTTGGTCTTAAAATGCATCTCCACATCTACCCCGTACAAGTGTGCTTGTGGCTCCTCGATCGGGAAAATACGCGTCAAGTCCTTCTCAAAAGCACCATATAGGAAATGATCCCGCTGGTGACTATCCCACCTGATACGCGCCAAGAGCTGCAAGGCGATTCGCTCCGCTTGGTCTATCTTCTCCTGCTGCCCCTCAAAATCATCGTGCGGCGCATCGGCATACACGATACTAAAGACGAGCTTACGACGCCCCAAAGTGTTCAGCTCACCCCCGTCCAAGCCCAATTCATAATCATAGATCGCCAAGAATGGAGAGGCAATCCCCGAAAAGCTACTTTGCTTCTCTATAATCTCACGGGAGAAATACCCCACGTGCTCCTGTATCATCACATGCTTTTCAGCCAAGTGATGAAAATAATCTTTCAACTGCTTATACATACGTTTTTTTTTAAATTTTCCTCTTTTTGCCCAAAAACCCCGATTTTTTTTTCCTACATTTCCTACAAAACCTACAAAAAACATAAGTTGCTGAAAATCAAGATAAATATTTTTTCAAAGGGGCTTTTTCGTGTTAATTTTCCTTAAATTCTTGTAGGAAAACCGCATTTCATTTTCCTACACTTTCCTACAACTTCCACATTTTCCTACATTTCCTACGCCTTTTCCTACGCTTTTTTAGCTTTAAATAACTGATTTATAAGTAAATAACCCTTTGTAGGAAATGTAGGAAAAAAAAACAGCACTTTTTAGCGCAAAAGTGTATTTTTCAAAAAAAAAATGCACTTTTCCATTTTCTCTCTTCTCTGCTGGCATTAATCATTAATCATTATTGGCATTAATCATTAGAAATAGAGTCCCGATTTCTTGGCCACAGGCTCTCTAAGTACGAGCGGCTCGCCTTGGTAGCAGGGGAACAATGCAGGGTGTGCCTTTATATATTGTAATAGCAGGTCCCTATATCTTTGCGCCCGTTCCAGGAATCCCTCCTTGAGTGCCTTGAGCTGGGTGTCGCTCAGCAGCATGGACTTCTGCCAAGGCAGCTGCTCCCATTGCAGCACGATTCCCGAAGTGGTATAGGTAAGCCCCTGCATAAAGATGGCATCGGCCAAGGTGTAGTAGCCCACGATCTTTTTCAGTAGTGCAAGCGCCGTCTCGTCCCCACGTATATCCGAGAGCACACAGGGCGACAGCTGCGGGGCTATGTACAGCTCCCATATATCCCGCATAAGGGGTAACAGCCGCAAGAAGATCTCGTACGAATCCCCTATGGAATACAGCTCCGACAGCTCCCGCGGACTACCAAAGAGCGACCCCGCCACCTCGCGGGCAAAGGGCAACTCGGCCCCAAGGGAACTCGTGGCCAAGAGTGCCACAGCACCATTGAGCGCATGATCCCCAATGCGTACCGCGTTCAGCCCATAGTCTCGCACATCCCACCAGGGCGAGCGCTCCATCTTATTATCTTGGTACGCGTTGGCGCCCGTACTGGATAGGTGCATTTTTACGAAAGGAATACTGTACGCAATGGCATAGTTGGCCACAGCCTTTTTCACCCCCTCGTATATCTCAGCTTTGCGCGGCATAACAAAGGAATCATCGGAGAGCTTCTCCCAGATCACCTCCCCGATAAGCGGACGTACCCGCTCACTAATGGCCGTCTCTATATACGGCCTAAGGATCTGTATATCCAAGTACTTGGACACATGGATATACGCCTTAATCTCTTCAATTCGTTCAAACATATTCTTTTTTCTTACAAAAATAAAAGTCCTTCCCCGCTTGGGAAAGGACTTGTTTTTGTATCAAAGTCTTTTGTTATGAGAGTAATAGAGAGGCTATCCACCAGCCTAAATAAGAAAATAAAATCATTATCAAAGTTCCCCATAATACATTCCATTTTTCTTCTTTTTTCATTTCTGATAAACTGAAAATGTTAGTAAATGTACTTAATGCGCCCACCAAAGGAAATGATAATGGGAGGTAGGATAACAATATTTTCCAAATAGGTGTTCCTGCACTTGCTCTAAGCCAAGGAAATGAAAAATAAAAAAGGAAAGATGCCAAAATAGCGGTCACAATTATTCCTCGATAGATCTTTGTGTAATCTTTCTTTTCCTTGTACTTATACCTAATATTCATATCCACCACATTCCCAAAAGGAACTACAAATACATCACTGAGGATTTCTTTAAACTTTGCTTCGGAATGACTATATCTCTTTGCTTCCTTCAAATACAAATACTCCAAATCTCCAGTAGAAACATTGATACTATAATCAAATAAGATTCCTTGGATCATCTTGTTCTTACCCTCCTCATGAGTGGGATTAAGTGTCAGATCTACCCATTTTAGAAGTACTTTGCCTTCAGCTCCTGTGGTTTTACCTTCAAAGATATAATGCCATTGATTTGAATATTGCAAAGCAGATATTTTTACATCAATTTTTAGCAAACAAACCAACTCAAAAAGGAACCATCCAAGCAATCCCGCTATAATAATTGAAAAAATAATATAAAGTAGTATGAAAATAAAGAAGGGTTGATCCTGTTCTATTTGAATATTTCCAAAAGAAATATTTTGAAGTCTTCCTAAGGTTTCCTCATTTAAAAAATTTGTTCGAACCCAAGGGATATAGCTTATAAAAAGAAGTGTTATTAGTTGTGAGAATATACCCCAAAAGATACTGGTTACAATGCGTTCACTCCACTCACCTTTTAAAAATTGTTTGGTGAATTTTCCAGAATAATAGAATCTTCTAAAAATAAGTCCAGGGAAAAGAACGATAACTATCAAGAAGATAGAGCTTAAGGCAAGTTCAGGAAGCATAACTTTTTATATTAATACAGTCATATTTCCATCTGAGAAATGCAGTTCTGTCTTTATAAGCTCTGTTGAATTTTCTTCTTTTCTCTTCTGATCTGCTTTTTCGACAGCGTTTAAAAAAATCTTTTTCTTCTCAGGATCTGAAAGAATTTCCTTCCCCTCTTGGCTTATCGCTGATTCATCATTCATTGAAAGAAAATCCACTACTCGCTTAAAAGAAGATACTATTTGTTTTAGTAATCCGTTCATAACTTTTTCTTTTAGATTGAAGAAATTTAGATCATTTCACGTTGCAAAAGTACAATATTTTTTTATTAATAAAATCAAAATTACTATTTATTTCTTTGTTAATATATGTATCTTATTGTTTTTCAGATTTTTCCTTAGTTCACTATTACCTGCTGTCCATTAGGGTTCTTGTCCAAGGTCGTAAGGTTAATATTAGGAAAATTGCCGTATAGGCTCTCGTCCCAACCATTCCAGTCCCTTATCCGCTCGAATATCTCCAAGGTACGCAATCGCTTAATCGGCATACGTGTGGAGAGGATCGTATAGGCCTCCCGCTTGTCCGAGCCACTCCCGCTGAGGTTCTTCCCCCCTGGGATACCCGCCCCGAGCAAACAAGGATCTACCCCCATAGGGAAAAGTATCTCCGAGTTCCCCGCACTGGCATCAGGCAGAAAGTTGCCGTCCTTGATTTTGTCATCTATGGGTACCACTTCTATACCGCGTATGAGGTTCCCAGAGCTGTCACGAAAGAAAGGCGATAGAAAGGAGCGCCCCGCTGCCTTGTTACCACTCATGTGCTCATCTATCGCCTTGATTGTCTTCTGTCGCTCTTGCTCCCTCTGCACATCGCTCATCTCCTGCCATTCGTTGCGGCCAAACTTATGAGAGAAAAAGTCATCGGCTACATAGATAACAAACTTCAAGTTCAATTGGTTCTCAAACATATATTTCTTGAACGTAGGCACCGAGAGCACCACATCCACCCAACCATTGGCAAAGGAGCTATGCCACTTCACCTTGGGGTAATTTTTCTCCGTGGTAAGGGTACGCATCACTGGCACGATGAATTTATCCACCTTCTTTTCCTTGCAATACGCCTTAAGACTCTCCACCGAATGTATATCCGAGTAAAAGGGCACTTCCTCCGTTAGCTCCTCGTCCAGTGTACCACCCCACGAGGTATTGATATACACCTTATCCACATAGCCCTTTTCAGGAGGTACGCCCAACCTGCAATGAGCCGCTTGCTGCCGCTTTATGGATACGATCTTGTCCCTATTGGGCGAAAGTAAATACTCCACAAAGGCAATCCCGTAGGTCTCAAAGTCTTCCACGATCTCGGACATGGTAATATCCCAGCGACAAGCCTTAAAGAACTGGTTCAGCTCAGGGAAAGAGTTACGTGCGCGTTCCTTAGTTACGATTCCATCTTCTGTCTCCACGTCTTGGTATAAGCGGAACCCTAACCCATAATGAGCCGAGATCAGCACCTCCAGCCCTCCTATGGCCGCCCCTGTCTTATTGAGCTTTTCGGTCAGCTGCTGCGGGTAAAGGTTATCATCTCCCCACACTGAGTACTTATCTGTATCGGATAAGTCTTTTTTAGCCTTGGGCGCTGTAAGCCCATGCTTATTATCAAAGAGCACAGCCGCCCCACTCTTAGAGAGTATATACAAATCGTTATCTATTTTTTCCATTAGTTAATAATTAGTGGTTGCAAACCCTCAATCCGCTGTTTTCCTTTCTCAAAGTATTCTTGGTCTATTTCGGTAGCGATCCCTTTCATTCCCATATTGTGTACCGCTTCCATACAGCTCATAGAGCCCGCAAAGAAGTCGGCTACTACTACCTCATTGCGAGGTTTGTCTTTGGGGATAACTAATGCTAAAAGGCGTTCTAAGAGGCGAACAGGTTTTTGAGTTGGATGAATGGAATTTTTAGTCTCCTCTCGACTTACTGTTATAAGGCTTCCCTCTATTACTCCCGTTTTCATAATCCTTACACACCTCATAAAATTATCTTCTTTCTTTAAAGAGTTGTTTTTTATTGTCACAGAGTTTTTTCCTATAGTTGTTCTGTCCTTATATTCAATTGGCATTTCTTTTTCTAAAAACTGTTGTATTTTCAAGAGCTTGTTCGAATCTTTAATAGTATTCCTAATATATCTCACATCTGAGGCTATAGATTCTATATTATACTTTTTCCTTTCAATATAAGATATTTTACAACGATTTATTATCCCCTCCTTTTTTGTAAAAATTGCAACTGTTTCATGCCTCCTTCCTATCGGTAAACAGGGAGAAGTTGTTCTTTTTTTATCCCAAATCACCTCCTCTTTAAACACAAAGCCCAATCCATCTAACATCGTATTCCATCTATAAAAGGAAGTACCCCTACCAAACATCACAATAAAGCCTTTTTTGGTAAGTAACCGCTTGCATTCTGCAAAAAACTTTTGCTCGTCAAAAGGGCGTTCCAGCTTTTGGTTCTTCAAGTACAAGTATGGAGGGTCTATGCACACCACATCAATACTTTCATCGGGTAGGGTTGCCATAATTTCCAAGTTATCGGCATTATACAATTGCAAGTTGTGTATTTCCATATTTTTTGTATTAATAAACTACTTCTTTCCCATTAAAAGCCACTATAAACAGGATAATAATTTTCTTTATTGTGCCGTCTGCAAGTTTAATATTTCGAGTCTTGTTGTCCCAGTGGTTAGGGTTTTTCTCAAAATCTTTTTTACCCTTGGGCTGTTGCATTAGGGTAGCATTATGGTATATTAGGAGCTTTCCACCAAATCCATTTTGCTTGTTATAGGTGCGTACAGCAATGGAAAAGGGTATTGGCTTTTTCTCTGCATCTAATTTTCGCATTTCCGCCAAAGCGTCATTTAAAAATATCTTTTCTACCATGCTGCAAAGGTCAAAAAACTATCAGGATAAATAAAGGACACATTCCCCAGCGGGAAAAAACAGGGTACTTTATCATTATTTTGCCTTCACTGCTTTGTTTTTCAAAATGTTAAAAGTCTAAAAATCAATTTCATTTTCATTGCGTGCAAAAAAAGCCCCCTGCCGCCTTAATCTTTTTTACAATTTGAATTTTAAAAATCGGAGCGAAATATGAAAACCGTGAGCAGTGAATGAGAGAGCTCCTAAACGATAAAAAAGAAGCCTCCATTACAGGAGGCTTTAGATATCAATGGATCAGATTATTTAAACCGAACTTATAATATACGAATCGTGATAGGTGTTATCCATCAGATAAGCATACTTCCACCATACAAGGTAGTCGAAGCAGTCCGACAGGTGGGTAGCGTGTTCCTGAGGAATGGAGGTAGAGCGCTCCGAGCTTTTGTCCTTCTCGAAGGAATCTTCTTTCTGCTTAAGTCCTGCATTCTCCATGGATACAATTAGGTTGGGGCAGTTGTCCTCATTGATACGGACAAAGGGCAGCCCTTTGTTGCTCTCCTCTAAGATTTCGTTAATGAGTCGAAACTTGAGGATATGGCTTGGATTGTTCGTGTTGGGTGTCTTATTATACACCTGCCAGCCTGCTGTACGGAGCATGTCCTCCACATCCTGCGCCAAAGTCGTCTTGCTGTTGGCTTCACTTTTGAACCCTGAGCGATCGTGGTATAGATAGACCTTATTGCAGGTAGCCTTGTGTGGCTCGTAATAGTCTATGATCTTCTTAATAAGGTCTGAGAGCTTCTGCGGGTTCTTGACAAAGAAATCCTTAATAATACTCAGCGTATGGGTGAGCGTGCTCTCTTGGGCGACCACAGCACAGTTGATACGCCCTCCGAAGTCCAATGATATTTCCAAGGGAACGCCCTTAATCAAGTCCGTGTCATAGGTGCAGCTTGGGGTATAGCTCTGGGTAAAATCATCTAAAAGATTCGTGGCATACTTGTACTTGTAGTAGTGCTTATCAGCCAATAGCTGCGGATAGAATCCGTCGGCCACCTTACGTGGGCGTATGTTCATGATCTCCGCATTGAAGAGCATATCCGATACCCGTTGTTCGTACATCTCCTGAATCCAATTAGGCTTGAGGTTCTCCTTATTGACCAAGGCGTTGGCTTTGATAAAACAATGTTCTTGTGGTTTTTGTAGTGCCAGCTTTTCCCGATTGGTGAACCACTCCCCTGTCTTGGTCAGCGCCACGGAGGAGGTAAATATCGTAGCATTGAGCAGCGAAGCGCGGTCAAACTCTACTTTCTTAGCTCGGTTCGTGGTCAGTACGTTGTTGAAGAGGCGATCGTGCTCCAAGAGCGCCGCCTCGTCCCCTATGACCATATAGGAGTTAAGCCCGCGCCCTGAGTTGGGATCGTCCAAGGATACCAGCACAAGGATAAAGCCGTTGGAGAAATGCACCACATTGCTCCACGAGTTGGGCGCTTGGAAAGGCATTGTATACCCTAAGCTCTTCCCGCTTCTGCCTACTACATAATCCACCTCCTCGTATAGGCCGAACATCTCCAGCCCCTCCTTGGTAGAGGGGAAGGTACGGCTTTTGATCTGTATAAAAGTAGCCCCCACCAGTACCCCCGTTGCTCGTGGCATTTGGCGAACGGCTTCCTTGACAAACCACCCCAATATAGTCGATTTGCCTGTACCTCGTCCCGCCTCGATACAAATATTCTTCACCCGTCCGTACCTATTGGCTTCCACGGCTGCCATCTGCATGGGGTTTAGGTAGATCTCTTTAACTGGTTTTATTAGCATTCTTCACTTATCACTTTTTACTCTTCACTCTCTTCATAGTCTATCTCCTCAGCGGGGAGTTCGTTGAAGTCCACCACCCCTGTACCGATAGCCTCTCTAAGCATACGCATACCCTTGCGGCTCATCTTGATATGATACTCATGAGCGGAGATCTTCTCAAAGTTAATCTCTTTCTCCTCCTTATCGAAGTTGAACAGCGACTTATACGAATCCAGCGCCTTACGCTCCTGCTCCAGATCGCCCTTTTTGAGAGCCTTTAGGTAGAGCTGCCAGTAGCACTCCGCTAAGATCATGCGCTCGGCCTGTACATCCACTTTGTCCAACTCCCCAAAGATCTGCATTGCCCAATTATAATCCCTATAGGCAGTGGCTTGGCTCACCTTCATCTCCCGCATGTGTATCTGTATGGCTTGATACTTGGAATACTTATTAGTCATCCTAAGGGCGTGAATATGCCTAAGTCGTGCCTTGATCTCCTGCTCGGCAGGGGTAAGCTCTATGCTCTCATCAATATGCGAAGCTGAGATACGAGGGTAAGTACCCTCTTTGTCGAATTTCACTAACTCCAT